AGCTACTACTGTTACTGGTATTCCAGATGGGGTAGATAGTCAAAGACCTGCTGTAATGCCAGCATCTATGGTAGGTAGTAACACATATTATTACGGAATGTATTTCTCGAATTGCAATTTTGTTACACTTAGGAGTATAAATGTCTATGGTCAAACAACATCAAATAGTTATTATGCCATCGGTGCAGAACACGGAACAACATTGTTAATGCAAAACTGCAAAGTAATAGGCAGTCAAAACGGAGTGCAAGCTAGAGGTAGTAAAATTATCATGTATAAAAATTATGGGAAAACAAATAATTATGCTGCTAGAGCCATATATGGTGCTACAATATGCATTCAAGATGGTTCTATTCCTAGCGGGCAATTAGTTCACGATAATTCATCACAAATAATACAAGATAGTAACAAAGTTACCGTAGATAGCACTACGACTGAAACTGGAACTAATACTAATACAGGAACTACAACAAGCAAGTCAGTTACATTTACAAGCGATTATGGAGATACATATCGTTACACTTGGAGTGACTGGGCACAAGATAACCTAGTCATACAAGGAAAATGGACCTCTAATAGTGTAGGAGCATGGTTTTTTGGAAATGACTTTGCTAAATTGCAAGGTAAAACTATAACAAAAGTTGTTCTAAAAATAGAACGTACAAGTGGAGGTAGTTCTTCTAATAATGAAGCTAAAATAGTTATGCATAATCATTTAAGTAGGCCTTCTGGTGAGCCTACTTATTTAAGTTGGAGCAAAACTGCTAATCTTACAATGAATGCAACAACAACAGTTACAATAACAGATAGTGCAGTATTGAATGCGATAAAAAACGGAACAATGAAAGGATTTGGACTTAAACATACTTTCGACAAAGACCATTATATGAAATGTACAGGAGTTATAAAAGCAACAATAACTTATCAAGACTAGAGAGGAAGTGACGATTTGAGTAATATAACTAATTTAAATAGAGATTACTTAATCAAAATAAATGTAAAAGAAGCAACGATAGATGTACCAAAGATGACATTCTGGAATACAGATAAAAAGACTTCAAATATGTTTGTGCAACTTGTTATAAATATGAGTACAAATGAATTAATAAGTCAATATGTAACTGTTCAAAATGCAACTGATTATAAAATTACATTAAATGTAATAAAACCTAAAACAAAACAATACAAAACAATTGAAGCCACTCTATTAAATGAGGAAAAAGCTTTATTTGAAATAGATTTACCAGATGAATTTACTGATCAAGTCGGAGATTATAGTTTTGAATTCGAAGTATCTAGTAAGGTAGATAGTAATGACGAAAGTATAACGACATCAAATGGTACCTATAAAGTAAATGGAAGTATATTAACTAACTTAAATGAGGAAACATCATCAAGTCCAGATTTACCTATACTTAAGCAATTAATAGAACAGGTAAAATCTCTGCAAGGTGGAGATTTAACGGGTTATCAAAAGAAAAGTGATAATTCATTAGAAACAACTAGCAAGGAAGTAGTAGGAGCTATCAACGAAGTTAATTCGCAATTTAAAGATATTGCGAATAATTTTAAATTAGTTTCAGGAAACAGCAATACTATAAAATTAATGTTTGGAACAAAAGAATTGTCTAGTATTACCATAAATGGCGGAACAGTAGAACCTACTCCACCTGCTACAACAAAATACACTATAACTAACAATCTATCACACGCTACTAACTCAAATACTACAACATCTGTAGAGAAAAATTCTTCTTATAGTGCTAATATAACTGCTAATAGTAACTATAGAATAAAAACTGTAACAGTAACTATGGGTGGTGTAAATATTACAAATACTGCTTATTCAAATGGAAGAATAAATATATCTAGTGTTACTGGAAATGTTGTCATAACAGTTACTACTGAATCAGTTACAAGTGAAATAACAAGATACACTATAACTAACAATTTATCTCATGCTACTAATAGTAACTCTGCAACATCTATAGAAGAAAATGCATCTTATAATGCTACTATAACTGCTAATAGCAATTATAGAATAAAAAATGTAACAGTAACTATGTACGGTACAGATGTTACAGATTCTGTCTATTCAGGAGGTAGAATAATTATACCTAGAGTTATTGGAAACATAGTCATAACAGTTACTACTGAATACGTTTCAAGTGGAGGCGATGATTCAAACTTAGACGGATTAATAAAAGACAGATTATTAGTATGGCATGATGAATTTGATGATGCTACACTTGATACAACAAAATGGAGATATGCAACTCACAATAGTGGAGGTAGTGAACAACAAGCATATACAGTAGGTAGAACTGAAAATGTTAGACTAGAAAACAGCAAATTAATATTAGAAGCAAGAAAAGATAGCTATGTTGACGGCTGGACATGGAGTAGTGGTAGAATAGATACAAGTGGATTAGCAGGATTCAAATATGGTAGATTAGAGGCAAAATTAAGATATGATGTTGTGTCTGGCGCATTCCCTGCCTTTTGGACAATTGGTACTTGTGCGTATTACCCAACAGGTACAGATGTTCATGGCGTTCATAAGAGTAAAGGAACTCAATGGGCACAAAATGGTGAAATTGATATGTTCGAAGGTAGAGGAGGTAAAAACGAAATCGGTCAAGGTGGTTGGTATAACCAAGATGACGGAAAAGGTAATCTAAGTATGGAATTTAGTAATAGAGCCATAGACGCATCTCAATATCACGTATATGCTGTAGAATGGACAGAAACATCAATTGTTGCGTATATAGATGACATTGAAACTGGAAGAAAAGATATATCAGATATAAAATCATGGCAAAGACCTCAATACATAATCTTAAATATGGCAGTAGGTTCTACAGGTGGATATCCTACAGATGACTGTACTTCAATGAAAATGGAAGTTGATTGGGTTAGAGTTTATGCACCAGTTGGAGTTACAGAAAAAACAGAGGTTCAATCTATTACATTAAGTCAAAATAATTTATCATTTAATATGGGTGATGACCCAATAGATGTTTATTACACAGTAAATCCTTCTACAGCTTGGGATAATAACGTTAATTACGAATCAAATAATCCTAATGTGGCAACAGTATATGGTTCAAGAATATATCCTATAGGTACTGGTAATTGTAAAATAACAGCTAGAGCAACTAATGGAGTTACAGCTACTATTAATGTAACTGTGGCAGAAAGTACAAATATAAATTCTACAAGTATTGCATTAAACAAAGATACATTATCAATTTATAATGGAACTAGTAGTACACTTACTGCAACTGCTACACCTCCTAACCATACTGACAGTATTCTTTGGAAATCAAGTAATACTGATGTAGCTACTGTAACTAATGGTACTGTTACTGGTAAAAATACTGGTAATTGTACTATAACTGCATATTCTAGTGCAAATTCTAGTGTAAAAGCTGAATGTTCTGTGGCAGTTAAAGAAGCTGCACAATTATCAGGACATCCAACATCTGGATTAACTCTTCAATTAGATAGAAATGGTATGTCTAGTACATCATGGACAAATGCAATAGATAATACTCAACTACAATGGAAAGTTGCTACTAATAATTCAACTGATATAGCATCATATATGGTATTTGATGGAAACAGTTTCTATTGGGCAGGAGCAAATTATAAAGACCACTTAACATTAAGTGGATTTAGCAATTATTATGATTTTGGAGAATCACAAACTGTAATACTTGCAGGTGATTTTACGAACGTTAAAAACCCTATATTATCTAATAAACAAAAATTATCCCAAAATGCTAATCTAGCGTGTATGAACAGCAACGGAATAACATATTCCGATGCAAATGGAACTAGATTAGGTGCAATCAATTTAAGCACATCGGAACAAAATTATAATATAAATGGTTGTATATCATTAAGATACAACAAACAAACTTTAAGAGTAGATACAGATACTATGGAGTTTACAGGTAGTACTATAAATAATAAAAATGTGACATTATCCTCAGCATTTACGCAAGGAACTTATCCTGCATTACTAGGTAATGTTAGTACAGCTGGAATATATTGGAAAGTAGTATTAGTATATAATAGAGTATTATCAGATACAGAAATACAAACAGCTATGAGAGCTATAAAAACGTTCTTAAATTCGTAATCGAAAAAGTAGGTGATTATTAAAAATGTTTAAATTTATCAAAAATATAATTGAATCTTTAATAGGGGATTGTGATAGTTGTAAACATAAAGAAAATTGTCCTTACTTAGAAGAAGGAAAAGGAAGTTGTTTTGAAATAAGTGGTTTCGAACCTCATTATGAAAAAAAGGAGAATTATTAATATGGATACATTGAAAACAGTCGTACTAGACTTTGATGGAGTAATCCACTCTTATATTAGTGGATGGCAAGGATTGGAAAATATACCTGACCCACCTTGCAAAGGAATAAAAGAGGCTATTGATGAAATTAGACAAAAATATAAAGTGGTAGTTGTATCGAGTAGAACATCTACACAAAAAGGTATAAAGGCTATAGAAGATTATTTACGTAAATATAACATAGTAGTTGATGAAATATCAGATACAAAACCACCAGCTATAGTATATGTTGATGATAGAGCTATTTCTTTTTCTAATGATGCTAATACTTTATTAGAAAGAATAGGAAACTTCAAACCTTGGCAAGAAATATAAAAATATTTAGTTCGCAATTGAAAAATATTGCGTACCATTTTCCCTATGTAGGAAGAATGGTATTTAAATCATTTTATAGTATAATAACTGTAAGGGGGTGAAAAAGATGTAAAATGTAAGAGGAGATATAAAAACAACTATATATAATTAAAAACCTAAATCTATTTTAAAAAGGGCTGTAGCGGTACAGTCCTTTTATTATGCAAGAAAAGAGGATTTTAACAGTATAAATGAGAGTTGCAATAATAGACTCAGGCATATTTAGGCATGTTGATTTTAGGGATTGTATTATCAATGGTAA